CGGTGCTGATTGTGGAGACACTTGCCCCGCATCCAGTTATTGTTGTGATGGTAATTGTCAAACGGGTCCATGTCAAGATAACGGTGGTGGAGACTGTGGAGAAACTTGCCCCGCATCCAGTTATTGTTGTGATGGTAATTGTCAAACGGGTCCATGTTGCCGTAGCAATGCAGATTGCAGTGAGGGGTTGAAGTGCTGTGATGATGGAACATGCAGAGATGATTGCGTAGATGGGCCGGGCCAAGAGGCATGTGAAAGAGATGGAGATTGCTATCCCGGATATTGTTGTGATGGAGAATGCTCGGAGTCTCCGTGCATGGCCCCCATCATCTCCAGCCACGAAACATCCTATAGATATGTTATAGTAGGTGGAGATTGTGTTTGGATATTGTGTCCAGATAATAATTGTCCATATCAACCATGCAACGGATAAAGGAAATTAGATGAGTGTTCAATTTAGATCAAGAATAAAATCTTCCGCTGACTATAGTAATATGTTATCCAATATAGGCGCGTGTTGTTTACCAGATGGTTCTAAATCTGAATTAACGTATAATGAATGTATTTCTGATGGCGGATATTTTACACATATTAATGTAGATAGTGGTGAAACAATTGATGACATCGTATGTCCCTCGTTGAGTTCAAAAGGATGTTGTTGTTCTTGTAATTATGTTGATGACTTTTTAACCTATCTTGATAACCCGTTAGAATATTCTGGTGGATTGCAAGATAATATTTCATTTTGTGAATGTAACAGAATTGGCGGTATCTGGGCGGGTGAAAATGTATTGTGTTCTGTTTTTGATACAAATCCACAAAACGTAAGAGCGTTGTGTACTAATTCTAATGCGGAAGATGATGTTAGAACACCGATGGCGTGTTGTGTAGATTTGCTTGATGGAACTTATGATTGTCAAAATGTTTGTTCGGAAAGTTCTTGTAGTGACTTACAACCAGACGGTGGGGAAGGTGAGATTTGGCCTGAAGTTTCATGCGGTGGGGGAAGTCCACCAGAATGTGGAACGGCATTCAGGTCGATGCAATCTGATGGTGGGAATTCTGTTCTAAGTATAGATTATCCAAATATTATCATATCCAAAGAACCCAACGAAGAAATAAATAAAATACAATTTAAAGAAACCACAAATCAAAAAGATGGTATGGTTTCTGCTTGCGTTTCTAATCTGGGAGAAGACTGCCAATTAACATCCAAATATAATTGTGATGGTTGTTGGATGGGGTTAAAAATAGACGGAACACCATACAACTGCAACGACTCGGAAGTTACTATAGTTAATACCTTTTTAAAAACAGGAAAGATTTCCAGAAGTGATGTTGAATCATTCAATATTGGGGAGTATCACATTGCAGGTAGGTATATTGGAATATATAATGGGGGTGGTGGAGATTTCTATCCCCCAATTGAGGGATTGGGTAATCCTAAAACTGGCAGAGTCCAACCATACACACTAGAACCTTCAAACAAAAAAGAATTAAAATCCTTCCTAAGAAAACAATACATGGTCGTTCTTGCAGACGATGATTTTACTTCTGTTCCGATTGAATTTGATAAAAGAGAATTCCAACAAGTAACATCCAATGGTGATAGTATGTTTAATATGCGGGGTACGGCCGAACTAACCCAACGGGTTTCTTCAAAATTTATTGCAAACGGAATCGGTGGAAAATTATATCCATATGGATGGGTTATTCCGTCATTAGATTTGACCGCATTTATATACAAACAAATTAACACAGTAGAATTTGTTAAAAATGCATCTACAGAAAATAACAATCCTGCGTATCATTGGAATAGAATGATAAATAAAATATACTGGACTTCTACATTATTTTCTGGCTCACCGCTGGTATACGTTCAATCATTTATACAAGATTCTATTGTTAGTGCCTCTACTACCACAGAGGAATGGTATGTTAGACCGGCATTGCTAGTACCAATTGAAAATTAAATAATTTAATTGACACATATATATATTATAGTATAATATGGTTTTAACATGGAGAAAATATGACCGAAGAAAATAATAAACCGAAATTTAGAAGTACGCCGCTCGATCCAAATCAAAGAGGATTAAAAAAAGCATTCAGCATGGTGCAAAGTTTTGCTGTTGCTCTGGCCTCAAGAAATTTGAACAATAAAAAAATCAACAAACCAATTAAGCAACTTAGAGTATTAAGTTGTTTTGGCAATCAAGATGGGGGTGGAGAACTTCCACCATGTGAATATCTACAAAAAAGTGAAACTGACAGCGCAAAACATATTTGTGGCGGTTGTGGTTGTGGTGACCGTCAAGCAACATGGTTGGTGGTAGAATCTGATGAATATGGTAAATTGGATTATCCTAAATTAGCATGTCCACTTCAGATGCCTGGGTTTACAAATTACATTGTAAGTAACCCAGATGAAGCAGTTGAACCAGTTACTAGAAAATATTATATTGAAAATATCGATTACGATTCCCTGCAAGATGTTGAAGTAAAAATTGGGGAATATGTAGAAGACCCAAAAGAAGAAGAAAAAACAGGCCCAGTACCAGTACCAGAAGAAGAATAAATCTACCAACGCACCAAACATTAACTCCTATATTATTATACATATTAGTAATATAGGAGTTTTTATGTCAAGTTTAAAGTCTAGAGATGAACTTATAGATTATTCTTTAAGAAAATTGGGTTCTCCTGTCATCGAAATTAATGTTGATAGACAGCAATGCGAGGATAGGTTGGATGAGGCCTTAGAATTATTTGCAGAACGTCACTTTGACGGTTCTGAAAGGGAATTGTTCGTATATACGGTGACTCAGGATGATATTGATAACAAATACATCAATACAAACTCATTGGGCGCGCCAATTGGAACAACCAGTAAGGTTTCGGATAAAGATATTCTGAGTGTAGTCCGAGTTTTTCAGTTTGGAGAGTTTGCAAACATCAACATGTTTGATGTTCGTTATCAAATGGCACTTATGGACTATTTTGGTATAAATCGGGGGTTGGGGTTCAATTCTTCGCAAGGTCTAGCAAGATATGACTCTACAAAACGATATATCAGCATGATTCAGGACTTTTTTCAACCAGAACACACAGTAAAATTCAGTAAAATTACAAATCGAATCAGTCTTGACATGAATTGGTCAGTAGAACTAGCAGTGGGGAAAAATTTACTCATTGAAGCGTTTGTAAAACTATCTTCTGTGGAATTTTCAGAAATATTTGATGATATCTGGTTAAAAAAGTATATAACTGCACTTATTAAACAACAATGGGGACAAAACATGTCCAAATTTGAAGGGGTGCAACTACCAGGCGGTGTTCAAATGAGAGGTGCTGAAATAATGGCAGAAGCAAAAGAAGAAGTCGTTGCAATTGAAGAAGAATTGAAACTCACATACGAAGTTCCAATTGACTTTATGAAGGGTTAATAAATGGCTCGGAATCCCTACTTTAAAGAGTATAACGGCGAACAAGATGTCGTAGAAGACCTCACCATTGAAATAATTAAAACAATGGGAAAGGATATGGTCTATATTCCAAGAACACTTATGAATGAAGATAAGTTGTTTGGGGAAGATACTATCTCTAAATTTGATGATGGATATGAAATTGAAATGTATATTCAATCCGTTGACGGATTTGAAGGTGAGGGAGATATTCTTGCGAAATATGGTATTCAAATTAAAGATAAAGTTGAATTGGTTGTTTCTAGAAAACGATTCGAGGAAGCAGTTGGTTCTTATGAAAATGCTACACGGCCGAAAGAAGGAGATTTAATTTTCTTTCCGTTAAGTCAAACTTTATTTGAAATAAACTTTGTAGAACACGAAAACCCTTTCTATGCTTTAGGTAAACTCTTTACATATAAACTATCATGTGAGGTATTCACATATAGTGAAGAAGACATCGATACAGGGTTTAGTGATATTGATAAAGTTGAAGATGAAAGAAAGGTATTTGCAATTGAATTGGAGTTAGGAACACGAATAAGTTCAGATACCTATGTTAATTACTTTGAAGGTGAAACAATCTTCCAAGTTCTTGGTTCAACAGGCGCGGCATTTGCAAACGCAACCGCCACCGCATTGGTTACAGATTGGGATGCAGGAACAACAAAACTAACAGTTACAAATATTGTAGGAACACTTTCAACTGCAGGCAATGAAACTGTTAAAGGTAAAGATTCTAGTGCAGAGTATGAACTAAATAGTTCAACAACAACTACACTAATAGTTCCTCAAGAACCTGTGGATAACAAACCGAGTGGGGATGGTGAAGATATAGAACTAATACGAGATAAGGACGACATCTTAGACTTTAGTGAAACTGATCCTTTCAGTGAGGGAAATTATTAATTTATGTTTACACAATTCTACAATGAATCTTTAAGAAAATTAGTAATCGGATTCGGTTCTCTGTTCAATGACATTAGAATTGTCAGGAAGAACGCAGATGGAACGACCAAGGAAACAATTCGTGTTCCTCTGTCATATGGTCCAAAAGAAAAATTTATAAGAAGAATTCAAGAAAGTAGTAGTATATCCAATACATCAAAAGTTCAAATTACATTACCTCGAATTGGATTTGAAATCACTGGATTTTCTTACGACAACTCAAGGAAAACCAATAAACTCCGAAGACGAAAAATTACAACAGACGGATTAAGTGCTTCTTGGAATTACAATGAAGTTCCATACCTAGTAACCTTTGGTTTATATACCTTTACCAGAAATCAAGATGATAATCTTCAAATTATAGAACAAATCCTGCCCTATTTTAATCCAGAATTTGTTATTTCATATAATATGAATGATATAAACAAAAAGGTAGATGTGCCTATCATTTTGAATGGCGTGTCGAATGTTGAAGATTATGAAGGTGATTTTGATACAAGAAGAAGCATAACAACAAGTTTTGATTTTACTACAAAAACATACATATATGGTCCAGCAAAGACAGGTAAGATTATTCTTCAATCCGAAATTGATATATTCGGAAGCGAAGAAAAATTCAACTATCCTGTGGACTCTGACGCACACGATTTACGAATTGGAATCACTGGTGGATATACTGGTGAAGGTTATACAGCAGGTAATCAAATTTATGGTGAATATTATTATGAATAAAAAAAAGACAGTGGACGAAAAACTTTCTGAAGCATTAAATGTAGAATTTGAAACTAAACCAAAAGAACTAGCAAAAACAATACCACTCCATGCCAAAGAAATTGAGGTGGTTGCAATTGACAGCGAAAAAGATTATTGGTTGGTTCGCAAGAATATGAAAGAACTCATCAAGCAGGGTGAGGATGCAATTAATGGAATTTTAAATGTCGCGACTCAGGGTGATGCTCCAAGAGCATATGAAGTGGCCGCACAGATGATTAAAACAGTTTCAGAAGTGAACAAAGACTTGATAGACTTGCATAAGAAAGTCAAAGAGATTAACAAAGAAGAAATTAATATCAACAACACAACCAACCAATCAATTTATGTTGGTTCAACCAGTGACTTGCAGGACTTAATAAATTCTGAACGAAGTCGAACAAAAGCAATCACTGAAGATATTATTGACACGGATTTTGGCGATGGTTCTTAAACAAAAAGGTTATTTAGGAAATGTAAACCTCAAAGAGGCCGGTATTAATATTCAATTCACCGAAGAACAGGTGAAGGAATATATGAAATGTGCCAACGATCCCGTTTACTTTATTGAAAAATATATTAAAGTTGTATCTTTGGATGTGGGACTTGTCCCCTTTAAAATGTATGACTTTCAAGAAGACATGATACACGCGGTACACAATAATCGTTTTGTCATTGCAAAACTTCCTCGTCAGTCGGGTAAATCTACAACAATGGTTGCATATCTGTTGCATTACATTCTGTTTAATCAGAATATGAATGTGGCTATTCTTGCAAATAAGCAATCTGTATCTAAAGATATTCTTAGTAGGTTACAACTCACTTATGAATATTTGCCACTTTGGTTACAACAAGGAATAGTAGAATGGAATAAAGCATCCATTAAACTTGAAAATGGTTCAAGGATTATTGCCGCTTCTACATCCTCTAGTGCGATTCGTGGTGGTTCATATAACTGCCTACTGCTTGATGAATTTGCACATGTTCCTACTGGAATTGCAGAAGAATTCTTCAATTCAGTATATCCTACAATCTCCGCAGGTAAAGAAACTAAGGTGATTATGATTTCAACACCCAACGGTTTGAATATGTTTTATTATTATTGGAAGGGTGCAACGAAGAAACTGGGTGAAGACGGAAAGAATGATTACCTTCCAATCGAAGTGCATTGGAATCAGGTGCCGCAATATCCTGGTGGGCCATTGCGGGATGAACGATGGAAAGAAGATACAATTGCCAATACAAACGAGCAACAGTTCCAGCAAGAATTCGAGTGTGATTTCGTTGGTAGTCAAAATACATTAATTTCTTCTGCTAAATTAAGAACATTGAATTGGTCTACTCCCAAGACGAAAGATGCAGACGGTTTATGGATTTATGAAGAACCCAAAGAAGACAGAGATTATTTCATCACAGTAGATACTTCTCGTGGTCAAGGAAAGGATTATAGTGCCTTTGTGGTGATTGATGCGACTGACATGCCATATAAGATAGTTGCAAGATACAGGAATAATACAATTTCTCCTATGGTATATCCAACCGTTATTCGAGCAGTTGCAACAAAATACAATACAGCGGGAGTTTTGGTAGAAATAAATGATATCGGTGGACAAGTTGCTGATATTCTACACCAAGATTTAGAATATGAGAACGTAATGATGACAACCTACAAAGGTAGAGCAGGGCAGGTGATGAATGGTGGATTTGGTGGTGGCCGTTCAAGTTCTCAGTTGGGTGTTAGAACAACTATGCCAGTTAAAAAACTTGGATGCTCTATTCTAAAGAGTCTAATAGAAGAAGACAAACTCGTTGTAGAAGATGTCGATATTGTAAACGAATTAATTACATTTGTCGCAAAGAAGAATTCTTTTGCCGCAGATGATGGACATACAGACGACTTGGTTATGTCTTTGGTGTTATTTGCATGGATGACAAGACAAGAATATTTCAAATCATTAACAGATGCAGACATCAGAACGCAAATATATGAAGAAAAAATTAGAGATATTGAGGATGAATTAATGCCGTTTGGGTTTATTACCGATAACCCAGATGAAGGTGAGTGGGATGGTGAGGATAGGTGGTTTAATTATTAACCAAACCTTCCAAAATGAAAAAATCATATATAATGATGTAAAAAGTATAAACTTTTAGAATATAAACATATTCTTTATTTTAAAAATACTTCGATTAAAGAGGAGATATGAAGAAATGGCAAGACCAAACATAACAGTTGTCGTTAATGACGATAGTTTTATAGTACCAAACACAGAACGTGGTTCATTCACAGTTGCGGGAATGATTTCCCACGGTGGATTAATTCAAGCAATGGGAACTACTGCTGAAGTAAAGAGTGGTGTAATGCAAGTCGGCAGTTTAAATGACCTAATTGCAAGATTAAACAGTAAAGAAACACTATCGGGTCAGAACAAACATTATAATCAAGGTGTTGCAATAGATGGTGCGATTACAGGGGATGATTTGACAGAAAGACCATTTTACCAATCACTTATTAACGGTTATAGTGGTGGAACAATCAAGCAAACTGGTGGTAACTTCTTTGCAGGTGGTACATACGCAAGATGGCCGTTAGGACCTACTGGTGCATGGAGAACTGAATGGTGGTCTGCACACAACTATCTACAATATGGTGGTGTGTTGATTGTCGGTGGAACTGGTAGTATAGATTATTTAACAATGACGAATTCATCAACACCGTTACATAATACTTCAATTCCACTAGATTTAGTATTTGCAGGTGCAACAACTTCCGCTGCCAATGCGGCCGCGACAAGTATTGCAACCACACGAATGGACTGTATTGCTGTTACAACAGCAGAGGGTGACGTAGGAAATCCAGCCCTTGCTGATGGAGTAATCTCAGACGAATTTAATGTTTCCGTTTACGGCAACAAAAAGCACCTTGATATTTCTAGAGGTTTGCGTAATGATAGTCTTGATGATTTGATTACTTCTCACCTTGCACCAGATGTTGCAGGATGTATGGCAAGAACTGATAGAATAGCAGATTCGTGGTGGTCGCCCGCTGGATTTAAACGAGGTCAAATTCTCGATGTAGTCCGTCTTATTGACAATCCAACAGAACAACAAATGGACACGATGTATGATTTAAAAATCAATCCAGTCGTAACATATCCGGGTGAAGGTACAGTATTGTTTGGAGATAAAACTCTTGGTAGTGAAACTAGCACACTGAGTAGAATTAATGTTTCACGATTGTTCATCTACCTCAAGAAAACAATTGGTGCTTCAGCAAGAAGTCTTTTGTTTGAATTGAATGATTGGGAAACTAGAACATCTTTCATTAACGCAGTAACACCTGTTCTTGAAAATATTAGTGCTAGAAGGGGCATATATGACTATAGGGTTGTATGTGACGAAACAAACAACACTTCTTCTATTATAGATTCAAATCAGTTTGTTGCTGATATTTACATTAAACCTGCTAAATCGATTAACTTTATTCAAATCCGATTTACTAATAAAAACACAGATGACCAATTATCATAATAGAAATATTATCATAATATAAGAACAAGGAGTAATAATAATGACAGATGTTAATATGGACATTTCAGCATTCAAAAGTAATTTTGATGGGGGAAGTCGACCAAATAGATTTGTGATAACTGGACAAGTTGGAAATTTAACTAACACCCCAACCCCAATTGATAATATTGTAGTTAAGGCGGGGCAGATGCCAGAATCTCAATTGGGTATTATTACTGTTCCGTTCCGCGGAAGGGCGGTTAAAATACCGGGTGATAGAACTTATAGTGAATGGACTTTTAGTATTTTAGATTCTTTTAATGAGCCTCAAAATTTTAGAAGACTTTTTGAGGAATGGAACGCCGCATTTAATAAACATAAAGAAAATACTCCAGACTCGGTGGCAACTAATGCGGCTGGTGGATTAGATTTTTCAAATACCTCCTTATTTACTGACTGGAATGTTAGTCAATTATCTATAGAAGGTGATGTTGTTCGGACTGTTTCTTTACATAAGTGTTGGCCTGTTCAAGTGGGCGCGATTGATTTAACATATGACTCTAGTGACATTCTAACAGAATATACAGTCACGTTAGCATATGATTATATTACACTAGACCAAGCAACAGCGCATCAAGGCATTAAATAATCACATATATAAGGTATAGATAATCGAATTAAACTTATATAAGGATTTTATATTATGCCAGTAGAAATTTTTGGATTCAATATAGGAAAGAAAAAAGTAACAGAGGATGGTGATGTAGTTACACCAAGTAGCACTACCCAAAAGACCTTTGTTAGTCCAGACCAATATGATGGTGCATTTACAATAGATGCTGGTGGCGTCTTCGGTACAGTAGTAGACTTCGCTGGTTCTGTTCGTAATGAAAACCAACTCATTTCTCAATTCAGAAACATGGCATTATTTCCAGAAGTGGATCAAGCAGTTGAAGATATTATAAATGAATCAATTGTGATGAATGACGACAGGAAACCCATTAAACTTGATTTAGAAATGGTAGATTTGTCAGACAATATTAAAAATAAACTATACAACGAATATGATAATATATTAAAACTTCTAAAGTTTCATAATAGAGGATATGATATATTCAGAAGGTGGTATATTGACAGTAAACTATACTATCATATTTTATTAGATACTAAAACCCCAACGAAGGGTATTCAAGAAATTCGTCCTATTGACCCAATCAAGATTAAGAAAATCCGAAAGATTGAAAAGGATAGAAGGTTGGCAGGGCCGCAATCTATTCCCTTCATTAAGAAGGTAGAAGAATTTTATGTCTATACAGACACAGATAAAAATTCAATGTATCCAACACCGACAAGTGGTATTAAAATTTCTACTGATTCAATTTGTTATGTACATTCTGGTATTGTAGATTCTAACACTAAACGAGTTGTTGGATATTTACAGAAAGCAATTAGACCACTTAACATGCTTCGCCAAATTGAAGATGCAGTTGTAATTTATCGAATCTCTCGCGCGCCAGAACGAAGAATATTCTATATTGATGTCGGTAATCTTCCTAAACAAAAGGCAGAGCAATATATTAAAAGTATTATGAATCGATATAGAAATAAGATTACTTATGATTCTTCAACTGGACAAGTTACAGATGGTCGTGACCATATGCATATGTTAGAGGACTTTTGGTTGCCAAGAAAAGAAGGTGGTAGAGGAACAGAGATTACCACACTTGACGGTGGACAAAATCTTGGTGAAATGGAAGATGTGGATTACCTATTAAAGAAAGTATATCGTTCATTAAATGTTCCTACTTCCCGAATGGAGTCTGACAGCGGTTTTAATATGGGAAGAAGCGCAGAAATCACAAGAGATGAAGTAAAGTTCTTCAAATTTATTGAAAAAATTAGAGCAAGATTTACTGACTTATTCCTTCAACTTTTGAGAGTGCAGGCCATTACAAAAGGTATTATGTCAGAAGAAGATTGGAATAGTATCATTGTTGATGTTAGATTTGAGTTTAATAAGGATTCATACTTCACAGAACTCAAAGAAACTGAAATATTAAAAGAAAGAGTAGACATATTAACTCAACTAGATGAATACATAGGTAAATATTACTCTACTGCATGGGTTCGTAAGAATATTCTTCGTCAAAATGAAGAAGAAATGAAACTAATTGACGAACAAATAGAAAAAGAAAGTGCTATTGAACCACCTGAAGAAGAAGAAGAAGGATAATACTAATGGAAGACAGTAATTTAAATGACATGATTTCATCAATTATAAGCAAAGATAGAGAAGCATTTGCTGATGCATTTCAAAATGAGATAAAAGATAGATTAAGTGATTCTATTATCGATAAAAATATTGATGTTGCTACTGACATACTGGGTTATCCTGACAATACCATTGATGAACGAGTAACTGGTAGTGGTATTCGTGTGGGTGGGATGTCAGAATTGAAATTTAAATTTAAAGGTGCATCCGATGCAAAAATCTTTGCTAAGTCAGTGATGAGTATGGGTGTTAAGAAAAATGGCATCAAGGTTTCTGGAAGCAGTGTAGTTGTTTCTAATATTAAAGATAAAAATGTAGTAGATATGGTTAGAATGCTTGCTAATGAGATGAAAGCAGTAAAAGAAAGTGTTATTTCTGCACTTAAAGATGCATATAAACTTAATGAATCCGTTGAATACACCTTCAAAGATAATAGTTATATACATATATTGCCAGAAAATGCAAATAGTATCATTAAAATTCACGATAAACTAAATGCTGACAATCAAATTGAGATGAGAAGTATTTTAGAGGATTCGGCCGAAGAATTCTATAGAATTTTAGATTTTTGTGATACTAAAATAACAGATACCAAGGAAACGCAAGAATGATATCAGAAAACATTATAAACCAAATTTTAGAAAATAATCTTTCTGAGGCCAAAGCAGAAACAGAAATTTTACTATACCAAAAGATGGGAGAGCATCTTGCAGAACTTAGGACTTATATTTCATCGACTACTTACGGCAGTCGATTCTTAGATTTGTCCGAAGGGGACAAAGATGGCCCAGAGTATGAAAAATTCTTCCGTGCGGCCTTAAAGAAGTTCGGAGTAAGTGACCCAGAAGAACTAGAAGGCGAGCAGAAGAAAGAATTTTTCGATTATATCGATTCCAATTGGGAATCTGATACAGAAGACGCAACAGGCAAGGAAGACCCAACTTCGGATGATGAAGATGCAGTGGCATCAGAAAAAGAAGCAAATAAAAAGAAAATGGTTCGCGACAATAAAGACGAGGACGATGATTTAGATGAAGCAAGTGCCGCAAGAAAAGCAGAAACTCGTTATCTGGGAAGATATGAATATGGTACAGGACGAAAAAAAAAGAAAGACTATCAACGAGAAAGAGATGAAGATTGGGGAGAAATTGCTAGAGTTGGTGATGATGCATACACCGATGAACCCGGTTCAGGAAGAAGGCCAATTGCACAATTATTCAAACGAGATGAACGAAGAAGT